GAAATGATGTTGCAGGACGCAGAGAGTTATGTGCGTGTGCAGAACATCTACAATGCCGAAAACTTTGACAGAAGTTTGCGACCCGCCGCTGAGTTCATAGCACAGCACAGCGACCAGCACAAAACCCTGCCGGCTGCAGAGCAGATCGCGGCTGCCACGGGTATACGACTGAATCACATAGCTGATCTCAACGAAGGCCATTTTGAATGGTTCATGAGCGAGTTTGAAAGCTTCACTCGCAGACAGGAACTGGAACGTGCCATTCTAAAAAGTGCAGACTTGTTGGAAAAAGGTGAGTATGATCCTGTGGAGAAACTGATCAAGGATGCGGTACAGATATCATTGACCAAGGACATGGGCACAGACTACTGGTCTGATCCCCGTGCCAGGATCAACAAGTATTTCAACTCGGGCGGACAAGTTTCAACTGGCTGGCCACAGATGGACCGGATCTTGTATGGTGGATTCAGTCGAGGCGAACTCAACATTTTTGCTGGTGGTTCGGGATCAGGCAAGAGTTTGGTCATGATGAACATAGCCCTGAGCTGGTTGCAGGCCGGACTTTCTGGTGTGTATGTGAGCCTGGAACTCAGCGAAGAACTGTGTGCTTTGCGAACTGATGCCATGTTGTCAGGAATGAGCACCAAGGAAATCCGCAAGGACATAGACCAAACCGAACTCAAGGTCAAACTGGTCAGCAAGAAAGCCGGACAGTATCGTATCAAGGCCTTGCCAGCACAGAGCAACATCAATGACATCCGCAGTTATATCAAAGAAGTACAAGTACAAACCGGACTGCGGGTAGACTTTGTCATGGTAGATTATTTGGACTTACTGATGCCGGTAAGCGCCAAGGTCAGCCCCAATGATCTGTTTGTCAAAGACAAGTATGTGAGTGAAGAACTGCGCAACTTGGCCAAAGAACTCAGTGTGTTGTTTGTGACAGCAAGTCAGTTGAATCGTAGTGCTGTGGAAGAAATAGAATTTGACCATAGCCATATATCGGGAGGTATTTCAAAGATCAACACAGCCGACAACGTGTTTGGTATCTTTACAAGTCGTGCCATGCGTGAGCGGGGCAAATATCAGATACAGTGTATGAAATCGCGTAGTAGCACAGGCGTCGGACAAAAGATTGACTTGGACTACAACATTGAAACCATGCGTATCACAGATCCGGGTGAAGAAGCCGGTCCAGTCAATGCATTCAGAAAGCCAGACATTCTCAGCAGTATAAAAACCCAAAGTCGAGTCAGCTCAACAGAATCTACCGACAAACCAGCGGAAGACACGTCCAAGATCTCTGCTGACGTGCAAAGTGCCAAACTCAAACAGTTGTTGGGCAAGATTAAGACTCCATGAACTTGATTTGCTTCCCACATTATACCTGTGGCGGATTGCTTTGTGATATCCTAAATGGAACATTTTCAGAGATTGCACCCAACGGTGGTATAGCTTCCATTAGTCACGGACTGGGAAAAATTGGCGATAGTGACACTGTGATGATTGACTACGATCAAGAAACGTTTATCAACATGATCGAAAACTTAAAACTTCAATACACCAATGAATGGATAGGCACACATTGCTGGCCAGGGCGTCTCGATTTAGCTGTTGCAGAACAAGTCGTAGTAGTTACTACAACTACCTTTCGCAGCAAGTTATATCGTTGGATTCGTGCCTACCATCATTATTATCTAAAGTCAGATCCTTGGATCACTGTCACTGGTCAGCAACGAATTGACAAAGAAAGAGAAACAGCGAAAAATTATTTGATTGCATTTGATCCAGTTTTTCAACCAAATGCTGTCAACATTGAATTTGCAGAAGTTGTGGAAAACTCTGCGGAATTTCAAAACCTCACAGCACACAATGACATAGGTCAACATCTGGATCGTTGGCGTAAAATAAACAGTTTTTTGTATGATCCAAATATTTGGTCCAGCACTGCTTTTCAACGATTTTATGAAGCAGAATCTGAAACTTGTTTAAACAAATACTATGTCTACCAATAAAATTTTTTGCCTGGGCGACGGCTATGCTCACGGTCATATATGGCCAGAATGGCCGCAAATTTTACAGGCCTTGTTGCCCGATTATGAGATTGTAACAGGCACAGGCATAGGCGCCGGAAATGAATTTTTAATAGATCAATTATTGAATTTTGACTGCGAAAATCAATCAGTAATTTTCCAATGGGCTCAAGCCGATCGGTTTGACAAACTAGTGCAAGATTCACAGTGGCAAATATTGGCTCAAAATGACCCAGTGTATTATTTTAATTTTGAAACAAATCTTTCTGGAACCTGGTGGTTGAGCAGTGCCAGCCGTGACAAAAAGATTCAAGAATATCATGATTTTTTTGTTCAAAATCGTCAGGCAGAACTGCGATTAAAAAATCAACAAATTTTAGTGGAAAATTATCTACAAAATCAAAACTGTCAATATTGGTTTACCAGTACACAACAACAAGAATCTTTTTGTAAAACCCACAGAGATTCGCATCGTCGAAGTAACGAAGTACAACCACACCCAATCATGCATTATTATTTTGTAGTTGACTGTGTCCAGCCTGCATTGAACCTACCTATACACCCAGAATTACAAGTACTCGTAGAAAAAGTTATCAATCAAACCGCATGGACTGCCTATGATCCAGATCGAAAAGAAATCTGGGAAAATATTTGCAAAGAAATTGATTTCAAATACAGTTCAATAATTAATAAATAATAAAAAGGTCCTGGCACAAAATGCAGAAAAAAACACGTAGCTTACTGGAAGAACTGGACAGCATGTATGTGGCCCGCGACAGCCGCTGGATCATAGAAACACGTGCTGCCAACATCATAGCCAGCGCCATACGCTTGTTGGAGCAGATCGATGAAACCTATCCGCCAGAACAGGCAGAAAATCTGCGCAGGAAACTGCTCAACGCCATTGGCCAGCGTGATCCTGCAAAATTTACCCGAACAGTGAGACGAACCGATGCAAATTCATGAGATAACCAAGAAAAATACCAACCCACAACTTGAAGAAGCTGTGGGCGATGCAGTGGGTGCCGGCATAGGCCGCACAGTGTCTGGTGTCAAAAACGCGGCCAGTTTTATTGCTAAACCGTTCAAAGATGTAGCCCAGGGCTACAAGACTGCACGCCTAGATCAAAACACCGCCGCTGTGGCCGACAAATTCCAGCGTGCCTGGCAACAATACAGTGTCAGCTGGGCCAAGAGCCAGGATGGCACCTACACCGCGCCTGGCAAGGCTCCTGCTGGCGCCACCGGCACCACAGCCAGCGCAACACCTGGGTCAACACAACCAACCACGGCACCTGCCGCAGCGGCCACAGCTCAAGATTTATTTGGTACCGTACAGGCCCTGGATGACACACAGTTGGCAGCCGTGGCCAAGATCCTCAAACAACGGGTGGGTCCCAAGGCCACCATGAACGCATTGAAAACCACTCCAGTGAATGAGGTCAGCTATCAAGACATACGCAGCGGTGTGCAACGTGCGGCTTCGGGTGTGGCCAACGTTGCCAAAGCTGGTGTGCAGGCCGTCAAGGCCGCACCAGGTGCCATAGCCCGTGCCGCTGGTGGCACTGCCGGCGCCATAGCAGGCATGCCCGGTGCTGCCGGTACTGCGTATCGTGGTGCCAAGGCCCGCACTGCGGGTCCGGCCATGACTGCTGCTGAACTGCAACGTGCATTGACAGCTCTCAGTGTGCCACAAGCACAGGAGCTCTACAGCTTTGTCACACAGATACAACAGGCCCGTAAGGCCGGCCTGCGTGAAGGCGTCAGTCCTCCGGCCTTGTTGCCCAGCTATGAACAGGCCCTGAAAGCATTTGTACAAAAAAACATGTTGGCAGGCATGCAGTACAGCCGTCTGCAAAACGTGGCCCAGATCGATGATCTGATCAAGCAAATGGTTGAACCTACCAACGACACCGCGGCCAAACAAAAAGAACTCTGGCAAAAGTTGACCTTGGCCTCCACCGTGGCCCAACAAAATCCAGCCGGCAGTGGTACTCCTGCTGATCAGGCCACAGATCCTAACAAAACACCGGGCTCCGGTGGAGGAGAAACAGCTGAAATGTTGTTGCCCACTCTCAAACAAGCATTGGAAAAAGCCGCACCAGAAGGCACGTTAAACGCCATGGGATCACTGGTACGACAACGTTTTACGGATAACGACGCCAGTGTCGGATCCACAGGAGTGCCCGGAGTGGATGCCTTGTTGATGGCCCTGAAGTTCAACGTACAATGAACATCCTAGAAGGTGGCAACGTTTTTAAAGATGCGGACGGTCGTGCTCTGACTCAGCGCATTAATCAGACTGACGTAAAGTCAACTCTGGCCTGGTTGGAACAACTGGTACCGGGCCTGGACCTACAAAACAACACACTTGGCAGCACCGGCATCAAAGACACGTCAGGTGACCTAGACATCGCCGTGGATACCGCCGAGGTCAGCAAAGAACAAATGGTAGCACAGCTCGCAAGTTGGGCCGTCAGCCAAGGACTCAAGCCTGCGGAATGGGTGCGTAAAAGCGGAACCGCGGTGCATTTCAAAACTCCCATCAACGGTCGCCCAGATCTAGGTTACGTGCAGACTGACTTTATGTTCTTGA